CGGCCTGAAGGTGACGCCCATCTATGCCGGCGAGCAGAAGATCGACTTCAACCCGCACTTCCCCATGTCGGAGCAGGCGCAGACGCGCGCGCAGGAAGACGTGGACCGCACCTATGCGCTGTTCGTTAAGTCCGTCGCGCAGTACCGCGGCATGGATGAGGCCGCAGTGCGCGCAACCGAAGCCGGTGTGTTCTACGGCGATCGCGCAGTTGCAGCCGGCATGGCCACGCGGCTCGGCACCTGGGACGACCTGATCGCCCACCTTGGCGCGCCCGGCGTGGATGCACCGGCGCAGGTGGGTGATGAAGGCGATGGCGAAGGCGATCCGGAAATGCAGGCGGCGCCCCCGGCCGTCGGCGCCGAGACCACCGAACCCACGGAGACCATGCCCGATGGCAACACCGACGCCGCACCCGCAGAACCTGCCACCGCCACCACCGACGACACCACTGACCCAGCAGCTGAGGTCGCCCGGCTCGCCGCCGCCGGCCAGATCGCCCAGGCGCTGACGGCCGGCGGCCTGGCGCCGGACTTGACGGTGGCCCTCCTGGGCTACGTCACCGACGCCAGCAAGGTGGAGGCGGAGCTGGTGCGCGCGCGGGGCATCGCGGACCTCTGTCGCGCGGGTGGCCTGCGCAGCCTTGCCGCGGACCTCATCAAGTCCGGCGCCACGATCGAGCAGGCGAGGGCACAGCTCGATGGCGCTACCGCGAGCGTCGGCGACGAACTCGTCACCGCGCAGCCCACCCAGAGCACCGCCATCGTCGCGGCCGCCGCCAAGCAGGCGCAGGGCCTCGACCCCAACCACGTCTATGCGAACCGTCGTACCAACCGAGGACACCAGAAATGATCACGCCCACCGGCAACACCGCAGAGTTCCTCCTGAGCGAGGCCCCCGGCGAGCGCTCGCGCGCGCTGTTCACCCTTCCGGCCGGCCAGGGCTACCTGCGTCCCGGCACCTTTCTCGACGCGGCCGGCAATGTCGCGCTGGCCAGCGCCGATGTCGGGGGCCTGCTGTATGGCGGCGTGGACACCGGCAGCGATGCCGCAGGCCCGGACCCGAAGGCCACCGTGATCGACCGCGACGCGGAAGTCCACGGTGAGCTGCTCCAGTGGGCCGAGAACGACACCGACGCCATCAAGACCGCCTTCGCTGGCGCGCTTGCCGACCTCGGCATCCGTGTCCGCTGGACCGTGCGCCCGCTCGGCATCGAGACCGACCAGGCTGAGCCGGAGGCGGAGCCCCCGTCCGGCGGTGGCGGCTGACCCAGCCTTTCCACGGCACTACCGCTTCACCACCCAATGACCCCGCGCAAGCGGGGTTTCTGCTTTTCAGAGGACAGGAACCATGGATCTCCAGCAGCTGGTCGATTCCGCCGCGCTCAGCACGCAGTCGCTGACCGCCAACATCAACAACCTCCCCGAAACCCCGACCCGCATCGGCGACATGGGCCTGTTCTCCGAAGCGGGCGTGTCCACCACGTTCGTGCTGGTGGGCATCCAGGACCACAAGCTGTCGCTGGTGCCGGCCGTGCCGCGCGGCGCACCCTCGCAGCCCAAGGCGCTGCATGGCGCAAAGGCCAAGCCGTTCCTCATCCCGCATCTGCCGCAGCGGTCCACGGTGATGGCCGACGAGGTGCAGAACGCCCGCGCGTTCTCGATCGCCGCGCCGCCGGAGTCTGGCGAGAACCTGCAGCTCAACAGCGCCATCACCGCCGTCACTCAGAAGGTGAGTGCGCTGCAGGCCGTGCACCGCCGCGACAACGACTACACCATCGAGTACCACCGTATGGGCGCCATCCGCGGCCAGGTGATGGACGCCGATGGCTCGGTGCTGATCGACATCTACCGCGAGTTCGGCATCACGCAGGAGACCGCCTCGCTGGCGCTGGCCACCGCGGCGACCAACGTCCGCAACAAGGTCATGGAGATCAAGCGCAAGGTCGAGCAGAAGCTCGGCGGTGTGCCGTACAGCGGCATCCATGTGTTCTGTAGCCCCGAATTCTTCGACCAGCTGACCGGTCATGCCAAGGTCGAGAAGGCCTTCGACCGCTGGCAGGAAGGCGCCGCGCTGCGCGACGACCTGCGCCGTGGCTTCACCTTCGGCGGTGTCACGTTCGAAGAGGTCAGCACGGCCGTCGGTCCCGACCGGTACATCCCCGAGGGTGAGGCCATCGCGTTCCCGCTGGGCGTGCCGGACATGTTCATCACGCGCTTCGCGCCGGCGGACTACATCGAAACGGTCAACACGATCGGCCTGCCGTACTACTCCAAGTCGGAGGTCCAGCGCTTCGGCAAGGGCATCGACATCGAGTCGCAGTCCAACGCGCTGAACCTCAACACCCGCCCCGACGTCGTCATCCGCCTGACGGCGTAACCGCACCGGGGCCGGCCACGCGCCGGCCCCGGGCTTGGGAGGCCCCATGTCCAATCCCGCACTCGCCGCGCTGGACGCGGCGATCCATGGCGCCATGCTCGGCGCCGGCCTGGCGGACGAGGTGCAGTACCTCGCGCCCAGCAGCGAGCCCGGCGCCGTGCCCAGGATGGTCAGCGCCTACGTCGACCGCGATATCGAGACGGTCGGGGACATGCGGCAGGTCGTCGCGGGCCGGACCGAGGTCGCCTTCATCCTCGAGCCGGGCTTCGATCCCAGGCAACGTGGCACGGTCCGGCTAGACGATGGTCTGTACGACCTCGCCAAGCCGATCTCCAACGACGGCTCCATCAACCGCTGGCTGGTGACCCGTGCCCGGGCCTGACCGTGAGCCAATTACCTGGCTGGCGCTGGAAGCCCTGCGTGATGTGCTGCTCGGCATCAGCCAGGCCAACGGGTTCTACACCGACCTTGGCCTCGGGCAGATCGTCCTGGATGACAGCCTGCTCGACGAGAGCGAGGCGTCGGCAGACGCACCGTGCACTTTCGTCGAGGGCCGCAACCTCGACCCCACCAGTACCGGAAAGGGCCATGCCAACAGCGGCATGGAGATCCTGATCGAGTACGTCATTCCGCGCAGCAGCGATTCGAACGTCAAGCTGCTGGCCCACCGTGGCGCCGCCGATCTCGTGCGCGCGCTGACCTTCAAGACCGCCGGCCGCGGCAGCGACATGCCGGCCGGATTCGCCAGCCTCGAGATCACCGGCGCGCGCCTCGGCGGAGACACCGACCCCGAGACCGGCGCCTCGTTCGTGATCGCCCAGGTCACCGCCCGTGCGGCGCTGACCGACCGATTCCCCGCCTGATTCACCGCCCAGGAGCACACCCATGGCAGCACCCAAGGTCCGGCAGTTTGCCGGCGATTTCCGCATGTGGCGGAAGGCCCAGAACGGGGATCTGATCCCGGTCATTCCGGAATCGAGCGACCCCTTCGGCAACCAGCCCATCGAAACGAACCTCTTCCAGTTCGGCTATGAGGCCGGCGACGAGGTGGTCATCAACTCCAAGCGCCGCGGCGGCCGCTACAACCAGCCGCTGCACAGCGATCAGCTGCCCGGCAGCACCAGCCTGTCGATCCAGCTGCAGGAGCTGCCGACGGCCATTCTCGCCCGCATCCTGCGCGGCGATGCGGCCGATGCGGCGGTGTCGGCTGGCACGGTCACCGAAGAGAACTTCAGTGTCGGCAACGCCACGCACACCATCCAGCTGCCGAATGTCTACGTCAGCGAAGTCGTGGTGCAGAAGGGCGGGGCCGCGCTCGTGGCAGGCACCGATTACGCCGTCGATCTGCGGCGCGGCCAGGTCATTCCCCTGGTGGGCGGCAGCATCGCCGCCGGGGACCAGCTCTCGATCAGCTACAGCTACGCCGCTGTCGACGGCACGCTGATCCAGGGCGGCGCCACGCCGCTGGAATCGTTCTACATCACCGGCGACATGGAAGATCGCATCAGCAAGGAAGACGGCGAGCTGACCGTCTACGAGGCCCGCCTGGGCGTCGAGGACGACATCGACTGGCTGGCCACCGAGCCGCTGTCGCCCACGCTCACCGGACGCCTGCTGGTGCCGGACGGCGCGCCGGCGCCGTACACCTTCCGCGTCTACAACCAGCGGCAGGGCTGACGTGACCCGCCGTCCGAAGACGACGGCGCCCGAAGCACCGGCTGCGGATCCGCAGCCGGTGCCCGTGGGGCGGCCTGTCGACGAACTTCGCCAGGTCACGATCCGCGCAGACCACCGTCATCGTGGCGTCGCCTACGCCGAGCCCACCCCATACCGCGCGACCCCGGCCGAGATCGAACTGCTGCACCGCTACGGCGCCTTGGTCGAGCACTGACCGATGGCACGCATCCGCAGCCGCAACAGCGCGCTCAAGTTCTACCTCAACGGTCGCGCCGCGCGTGACCTGCACGGCCTGACGGATCTCGCTGGAAACCTGCTCGATGCCTACGACGTTTCGGTCATCCGGGCGCGCGCCGGCCTGCATCGCCGCGCTGAGCCGGCAGCGAAGCGGAACATCCGCGCCATCTACAACGTGCGCGCGTCGGCGCTCGCCGATCGGTTGCGTATCGATGAGGGCGTGCGCGGCAAGGGGCGTGACTCGGAAGACCTCATTTCCATCTGGGCAAGTACGCGCCAGCTCGGGCTGATCGAGTTTGGTGCCCGCTGGCGTGGTCCTGCGCGCCGCAAGAATGGTCGGTTCGCCGCTGGCGCCAGCGCGGAAATCGTGCGAGGCCAGCGCAAGACCTACGACAGCGCCTTCATCGCCACCATCCAGGGGCGCCGCGCGGTGCGCGTGCGCAGTTACGACGGCAGCGGTGGCCGGCGCCATGGCCGCGGGCCCGTGCGGATGCTCCGCGGCCCCAGCCCGTTCGAAATGCTCTCGGGTGTCGGACATGAGCCCTCGCGCCAGGTGCGCGACGGAACGCTCTCCGAACTCACCACCTTCTACTTCGCGGAACTGAAACGACAGTTCCGCCTGAACCGGAGTGCCTGATCCATGGCGACCCGCGGCCGCGCGACAATGGAAGAGGCCATCCGGCTGGTGCTGGAGACGCAGGGCCGAGAAGGTGTCGATGCGCTTCGCGACGCGCTGGCCGATGTGGGCGACGTGTCGGTGGAGACGCAGCGGGAAACCGCCGGGCTGATTGACAACCTGGTCGAGCTCAACGAGACCGCTGCCAAGGTGGCGCGGCACGGCGAGCTGTCCGAAGAACTGCAGCGCACCCAGACCGCACTCGACCAAGCCGGCCAGTCCGCGTACCAGCTGACGCTGGAGCTGGGCAACGCCGAGCAGCCCAGCCGGGATCTGGTGCGCGCGCAGAAGGC